CCTCGCCCGTGCGGATGCCCCCCGCGCGGGCGTCCCCGATGAGGCGCGCGGCGGCGACCTCCGCGGGCGTCACGCCGGGCTGCATGGGGTTGTTGTAGTGCCACACCGCTTGAAGCCGGGGCGAGTTCCGCCCCTGCGCGATGGTGATGGACGCCGCGTCCGCACCAGCAAGCCCGATGATGGCTTGCTGCCACTTCTGCTCCGTCGGCGTGGCAAGCGCGTTGAGGTGCGTGACGATGTTGTTGATGTTGCTGGTGTCGATGTACGCGCCCGCGATGCGGTCAAAGCGCGCCGACGCCATCGCCGCGAGGGCGCTGGTGTTGTCGTCTTGGTCCGTACCTCCCGAGAAGAGGTACTCCTCACCAATCGGATTGCCACCTGAGAGGGTGCCCGTGGTGGTGCCGGGGGAGGTGGTCGCAGACGACGTGATGCGCGTCTCCACGCCCGCCGAGTCCACGAAGTACGCCCGGAGGATGAGCGCGTTTCCGCGGGGGCCGGGGTGCTTCGCCGTGAAGGTCGTCACGCCCGCCGCAAACTGCGCCGTGAAGGGCAGCGTAGGATCGTCGAGCACCGCCTGCGCGACCGCCTCCGCGATGGTGGCGATGGCCGCGCCGGACGCGACCGCGATGTCGTACGACTTGCCCTGCGTGACGAGCCGGATGGTGTACGCCGCCGTCGCCGCGTTGACGAAGGTGAGCACCAGCGAGGCGCGGACGCCCCCGGACTCCGCGGAGCTGCACAGCCACACCGTCGCCTCGGGGTACTGCGCGAACACGGCGCGGGCCATGTTGTGCAGCTCCGACCCCTCGCCCGTGAGGATGGCGGCGTCACCCGCGGACGCCACGAAGGTCGGCGTCGCGTTGGGCATCGTGCCTGCCGTGACGGTGAACTGCGGCGCCGAGTTGGTCAGCGTCGACGTGATCTTGTTCCCCATGAGCATGATCTTGATGGGGGCCGCACCCGCGCTGGTGCCCGTGCCCCCGAGGATCACGCTCATGTACACGCCGGGGAGTGCCTGCGACGCCGCAAGGCCCGGAATCTGAATCGCCATGGTCAGCCCTCATCGGGCGCAGCGCCCGCGGTGGTGGGAGTCTTTGCGGGCGCCTTGCTCTTCGCGGGGGCAATCTCCGCGGGAGCACTCGCCACGGAGGGGTTCGCCCCGTTGAGGAGCCGCAGCTCGCCCCGCGTGATGCGGCGACGGTAGTACGCCGAGTCCTCGACGAGCTCGCCCTCCGGGAGCGCGTTGCCCTTGCGGTCGCGGGCGACGGGCGGGCCCTGCATGAGTACGCCGTCGGTGCAGCGCGTGACGCGCAGGTCGTCCACGGCTCCGACTCGGATTTTTGCGTGCATCGTGCCCGTGACCGTACACGCCGCGGCGCGGAGCGTCACGGCGCGGGCCGTGGTACTGCGGGGGTGCTGCGCGGGGGTCGCGGACGGTGTGGGGGCTACGAGCCCGACACCCCGTAGGCTGCGGAGGCCCACGCGAGAAGCGCCGTCACCTCCGACCCGGAGAGCACACGAGGCCACACGAGCGCGGCGCCGACCCGCGCGGAGAGCGTACCGGCGCGGCCCATCGACACCCGCACCGCCTGCGTGTCGAGCACCCGCGTGCCCGTCACCGTCGCACCGGTGCCCGACGCGGGCACCACCCGGATCGTGACTGTGTTGGTGCCGCCCCGCGCCGTCGTGCCGTCGTAGCTGGCGAGCACGAGCGCGGGGTTGGCGTTGAGCAGCACGCCGGAGGATACATTGGTGGCAGCACTGCCGACGGAGACGGCGGGCACGAGGCCCGATGCGGTGTCGAGTAGCACCACGTCCCACTCCGCAAGCGCCGTCGCGCCGCCCTGCGTGCCGTACCCCACCACATACTGCGTGGCGCCCGTCGAAGCCGCGCCGTGTAGAATCACCGCGACCGTGCGCGGGAAGCCCCCCGTGGGCAGGATAGCGGGCGCGGGGAGGATGGTGCCGGGGCCCGACGTGTCCGTGTCCACGCCGCCCATGTCCTGCCCCGCGGTGAGGCCCTCGGACGCCGACGCGTAGAGGCTGTCGCCCGTGACGAAGCGGACCCACGACACGGACGCGATGACCTCTCGCCGGGGCTGCGAGAGCGCGGAGGCCTGTGCGACTACCCAGGGGCCCACCGGGGGCTGCGGGAGGATGGGGCGCCACAGCGGCACGGTGCTGCCGTCCGAGGGCACGGGGTAGGGCGTCAGCGTCGACAGGGCCGCGTCCGCGATGGGGTACTCCACCGGCCCCGCGGAGGGCGTCTCCACGGGCACGAGGCGCGCCCCATTGGTGGCGTCCGCGGCCCACCACGCGATGATGCCAGGGAGCGGGGGCGCGGCGTTGTTGGTCGTGCTGATGCCGAGGGGTTGCACGAGGTCCGCGGTCAGGACGGGGTTGCCCGTCAAGCCCGTCGCGGGGTCGGCCACGAAGTCCCCCGCGAGGCTCGGGGGGTAGAGGTTCATGTACGCCTGCATGGTCAGGAGCGGCGCCCCGAGCGAGGCCTCGTAGGTCGGGTCGAGTCCGTCCGAGCGCGCGTCCGCCACGCGTCGCCGCGTCGTGAAGCGGAGCAGCATCGCGTAGATTTCGTTGGGCACGACGAGGTAGGGGCGCGTCTCGACGTAGCGCACGTTCGAGACGTTGTAGAGCCCCTCCACCATGAGGTTGCTCAGCGCGGCCTCGACGAGCTCGACGATCTCCGCGAACCCGAGCGTCGCGTCCGGTCCCGCCGCGGACCCGCGCGTCATGGTCGTGGCGTTGCGGGTGTCGCGGATGACGACGAGCACCGACCACGACGCCGTTGCGATGAACTCCGTGTCGCCCGACACCGTGGCGACCATGAGGGGGCGCGGGTCCACGACCTCGCCGTCGAAGCCGAGTAGCAGCGCCGGGGTGCGCCCGTCGACCTGCGACTGGATCGCCACGCGGTACGCGTCGTTGAGCGTCGTCGCGCGGAGCGGCTCGCCAAGCCAGCGCCCGATGTACCGGATGCGCGGCTCGCGTGCGTCGGCGTTGCTGCCCGGGTTGGTCTGATCCGCGCCGGGGTTGATCCGTCGCAGCGCCGCGAAGAGTGCTGCGTCGATGGTCCTGATGGTCGCGTCAGCCATGATCCCCGCGACCCTACCACGCGCCCCTACATGGCGACCCCATCGGGCGCCCCGCCGTCCGTGTTGAGCGCGTCCTCAATGGCGTCCGCGACCGCCACCGCCATCGACGCCTCAAGCTGCACCGCGGTCGCGTCGGCGGCGCGTTGCAGGAAGTCGTCGCCGGTCTTGTTGATGACGTACGACGCGTACTCCGCGGACGCCTCGACGACGCCTTCGATCTTCCCCGAGGCGAGTCCGCCCGTGACGGTGCCCCCCGCGATGGACGCCTGCAAGGTGCCCGTGCGGTTGCGGAAAACGTGGTTGGCCTGCGCGTACTGCGCCACGCGGTCTTGGTGGCGCTCCATCTGCTCTTTGAGCACCACGTCCACGCGATCCGCGACGGCCTGCAAGGCGGTGTCGAGTGCCATGCGCGGGCGCCTTCCGTCAGTACCCGGACGTGTCGCGCCACGTCAGGATGCGGGCGTACGGGGGGCCGATGTTGCCGTCGGGGTTGGGGCGGAAGATGTCCTCTGCCCAGGGCTTGGCGCGCCGCCCGTTCTGCGCCGTCACGGTGCGCTGCCGGTCGCGCTTGATGTCGTTGAGGAGGTTGACCGCATCCTCGTACCCGAGGCGCCACGGCGACTTCTCGCCCCCCTGCCCGTCCGACGGGTGGTAGCGCGTGGCCTCGTAGATCGCCATGCGTGCGATGGCGACGAGGATGCCGCGATCCACCACGGACCCGTCGATGTCGAGCGGCAGAAGGATGGCGCCGCCGCCGTTGAGGATGAGGTACGCCTGCGACTGCGCGGCGTCGATGCACACGCCGATGAACGTGCTGTCCACCGTGCCCGTCGCGTTCTTGTCGAACACGCGCCGGTAATCCTCGGCGGACATGATGCCTTGCAGGAACGCCGCGTCGATAAGGGCCATGCCCGAGGGTACCGCGCGTAGCAATACGGGTCACGACGCGGGTCACGACGCGGGGCGCGTGCTGGCAGGGTGCGCGGGTGGGATGCGGGGGCGCCCAAACGCCACCGCCGCGCGCTACCCCGGAGGGCTGCGGCGCGGCGGCTACGCGAGGGTGTCGTGGGACGCGCGGGGCGCGTGGATCAGGACGCGACGGGGGTGGTGAACAGGTACCCGGAGTACTGCCCGCCGACGAGCTCCTCGGCGTCCGCGTGGACCACCTGAACGCGGGTGGCGCCGTACGCGCCGACGCTGCGCTCGTACCAGGACGACACCTGGTAGGGGGTGCCGCCCGGCATGCCGGTGAGGGTGGGGTTCCACCGCATCGTGTACGCGAAGGCGCCCGTGCGACGCATCGCGGGGGCGGGCTCGACGTACACGAAGGCCGCGCAGAGGCCCCACACGTAGCTCATGGAGAGCGTCGCGCCGGGGGCGGCGCCGTTGTACTTCGCCTTGGCGACGTACACCTTGTCGAGCCCGAAGCGGTCCGCGAACATCTCGGGGGTGATGCGGATGTCGGTCGGGCCTGTCGAGGTCGACGAGCGCGAGAGGATGTACCGCTCGACGGTCGGGTGCGTCGAGAGGTACTGCCACACCGAGGCCGAGAAGATGCCGACGTTGGGGGCCATGAGAAGGCCCGCCGAGGCGAGGGCGTTGGTGATGTCCTGCACCGGGTTGGAGCCCGGGTTGGACCACTGCTGCGCACCCGAGAGGGCGCGGGTGTTGGTGCCGTAGTTGCCCGAGGTCGTGAAGAGCGACGCCACGCGGGCCTCGCGGGCGAGGGCCATCACGTCGAGGATGTCCGCGGTGGCGTCCATCACGGGGTCGAGCGGCGCGTCGGCGTTGGCCTCCACGTCCATCGGCACGTCGAGCCGGAGCCCGTAGTGCAGACACTGGTAGAGGTCGTTGCTCGACAGGCTGCGGTTGAACGACGGCGGGGTGCCGCCCGACGAGCCGTAGTCCACCCGCGGGATGCTGGTGTTGTTGGCGGGGTCGAAGCGGAAGTAGCGGTCCGACAGCTTCGCCACGGGGAGCACGGGGCACACCGCGTCGGCGATGAGGTGGCGGTTGTTGGGCGAGAACCGCACCGCGAACTCGCTGGCCGCGGCGTTGACGTGGACCTGCGCGGGGCCGATCTGCCCCATGAGGAAGGGAGAACCGCCCGGACGCACGGCGGCGCCCGCGGCGGCGGCGTTGTCGAACTGGGGGATGACGGGGTTCATGGTCAGAGGCTCCGTGTGTGCGTGTCGATGTGGAGTGACGTGGCGGTGTGGGTGTTGGTGTCCCCGTCAGACCAGCACGACGGAGGGCATCACGAGCACGGTGATGAGCTGCCCCGACTCGCCCGACTCGTGGGCGTACCCGAGGATGCGGTTGGCGGTGGTGTTGCCGGGGGTGATGGCGACGGCGTGGCCCGACCCGTCCGAGACGACGGGCTGCCCGCGCGTGATCGAGCCACCCGCGATGACGAGGGCCTCACCGCCGTACGCCACGTCGACCTGCGAGAAGGTCGCGGCGTTGGCGGTGGAGACCACGCCGAGCACGGCATCGGTGGCTGCGGCAGCCGCAGCGACCTTGTCGTCGGCGCTGTCGAACTTCACGATGGTGCCGAAGGGGATGATCGCGTCAGCAAAGTACTGCCGCGTGAGTTGCGATACCGGAACGAAGGAGCATGCGGACATGGCGCTGTACCTCTTGGTGTGGCGTGGCGGTTGACGTGTTGCGCGTTGGGGTCAGTGCTTCACGCCGCGGGGGCAGCGTCGCGGGGGAGGGCGTTGAAGTCGACGCCGAGCTCCGCGCACACCTCGGCGGTGGCCGCGTTGATCGCGTCCTGAAAGGTCCGCGCGTCGGCCTTCATGGTGCGCGGCACCTTCGCGGAGGCGCGGCGCGTGGCCTCCGTGACGATGGCGGCGCGGGTCGCGGGGATCGCGGCGCCCGAGGCGACGGCGCCAGCGGCGGGTGCCTCGCGCATCGGCACGACCTTGCCCGCGGGGGCGGTGAGGGCCTCCGCGGTCTGCGACTCGACGACGGGCGCGGGGGTGCGCATCGTCACCGGCTTCGCGGCGAGCTCCGCGAGGCGGCTCTGCACCACCTCGGCGGGGTACGCCGCCGCGAAGGCGCGGGGGCTGCTGCTGCGCAGCGTGAGGGCGCCCGCGCGGCCCGCCTCGGGGATGAAGCCCGCGCGGATCACGGCGTCCACCTCGGCGGCGGCGTCGCGCTCGCGGTACGCCTTGACCTCGGCCTCAAGGGCCGCGAAGGCGGCCTTCTCCTGATCGTTCATCATGGTACTGGCTCCCGCGCGGGACGGGGCCCGCATCGTCTTGGGGGTCTTGGGGTCGGCGCCTTCCATCTTGCGCGCGAGCCCCGGCGCGGAGGCGTTGTCGCCACCCTCGCCGTCGTCGCCGCGCGTGTCGCGCTCTTCGTCGTCATCCTCGCCGTCGTCGGCGTCCACGCCGTCCGCGAGTCGCCCACCGGTGCGCTCCTCATCCTCGCCCTGATCCGCGGCGGCGTCGTTGCCACCGGGGACGTGGACCTGCGCGGGGCCGATGGCGTCCATCGTCTTGACGGGCGCGACGGGCGTCACGGTGAGGGTGAAGGTCGGCAGGGCGTCGCCCTCGGGGGTGTCGAGCACCCGCTTGACGAAGCCCACCACCTCGGCGGGACGCGCGAGGGCGGGGAGGTTGAGGCAGCGCCGGAGGCAGCCCACGAGGTCGCGCACGGCGTCCTCGACGCCATCGGCGGCGCCCATGTCGCCCTCGACGTAGCCCATGAGGCGGTCGATGCCCGCGCGCACCTCGTCGTCGCCACCGAGCTTCGGCAACCCGAGCATGGCGCGGAGGGCTTCCATGAGGTCTTCGCGGTCGTCGATGTCCTCGTACCAGCGCATGAGGGCGGCGCGGTCGCCCGCGCGAAACGCCGTGATCGCAGCGCGGAGCCGCACGCTCTTGTCGGAGCGGAGCGCCGTCGTTGCGGCCTGAGTCGGGGTCGTAGTGGCAGGCATGGTGGTGGCACTACGCGTAACATCCGCCCCCGAAAGCGTCACGCCACGGGCCTTTCCTGCGTCGCGTGGGGACGCACTGCCCGAGGTGCTACCCACGGGGGTAGACGTGGTGGTGCTGGACGTGGGCCGCGCCGTCGCGCGTTCCGCGGCGAGCGTCACGATGGCGGCGACGCGCTCCGACGCGTCCGCGGGCCCGAGGTACGCGCGGGCGGACGCCACCATGCACGCCGGTCCCCAGCGGTCGAGGGACGCCGCGGAGACACGCGCCGTGACAGCCTCCGCGTGGACGGAGAGCAGCGCGGGGGCCTCGCCGTCCCACAACTTGTAGTGGTTGGCGAGGTGCTTGTAGACGGCCTCCCGCTCCTCCGCGGGGATGGTCACGCCGCCGCGGGCACCGTTGAGCGCCGCGATGGCAGCCTCGACGCCGCGCCGGGACGTGCGGAGCTGCCCGTCCACAACGACGTGGTGAGGCAGCTTGTACGCGCCGAAGCCATCCTCGGCGGCGTCGTCGTACCAAGCGAAGCCCTCGCGGTAGCGGGCCCAATCCATGTCCACCTTGGCGCCCGTGCCGCCCGCGGACGCCCAGCGCCGGAGGTCCATCTCGGCGGCGTCGCCTTCCCACGGGAGCGGGGCACCGTCACCGTCGAGCGCCTCGCGGTCCGCGGGCTGAAGCGGCGGCTGATGCACCGCGACCGCGCGCGCCGTCACGGGCGCCATGCCGTCGAGGAAGGGCCGGTTGGTGAGGCCACCCGAGACGAGCATCGCACCGATGCACTGCCCACTCGCGGGGTGCGTGAAGTCGAACACCACGGCGGGCGAGAAGTAGCGGTAGCGGCCCTTGCGGACGTGCTCGACGGCGGCGTCGTCGACCCACTCCACCTTGCCCCACAGCTCCGTGCCACCGCCGCGCACGTCGAGGTCCGTGAAGTACCCCACCGCGGGCGCGCCGAGCTGCGGGATGGAGCCGTCCATGCGCTCCGTCGCGTGCTCGTAGTCAAGCGGGACGGCGCCGTTGGCGGTCTGCCGGAAGTTGCGCACGATCTCGTTGAAGATCGCCGTCGTGAACCGGAACGCGCCCATCGCGTGCCCGCGGAACTCGCCCACCTTGGCGACCTGAATCCACGACACGGCCACAACCTGCGGCCCGAGGGTGGCGCCCTCGACGACGATGGGCGGCGCCGCGGGTGCGCCTGGGGTCGCCGCGGTGACGGCGCCGTCCATCGCGGCGTTGCCCGCGGGCTCCGACCCGAGAAGGCGCAGCCGCGCGTCGAGGGCGCGCACCGACACAAACTGCGGGCGCATCTCCGTCGTCTGCGTCGGGCGCGTGGCCTGCCACGGCGGCGTGACGCCGAGTTGATCGCAGTGGCGCGTGAGGTGCTCGCGCACCGACTCAATGTGCTCCATGAGAATGCCTCCGAGGGCGGTAGGGGTGCTGTGTGGGGTGCTCCGCGCCCCCGACAATGCCGCACCGGACGCGGTGTCGGTACCCGCGGGCACGGACGCTGCGGGCGCGGGTGCTGGTGCGATGGCGCGGCACGCACGCTCGAACGCGAGGCACGCCCGCATGACCCCGCTGCGCGAGAGGGCGAGTTCGCCCGCCACAACGTCGTGGTGCGGGAACATGAACGCGCTCGCCGCATACCCGCGCTCGCCACCTCCCGCGGGGAGCGTCGGGGCCCCGACGAACGCGAACGCGCGACTGTACCGGCGCACGTCGACGCGGCTCCACTCGCCCGTGCCGTCCGACGACGCCCATGCGCGGAGGCGCCCGAGGGCGTGGTCGCGGTTCCACGCCGCGGAGAGCGTCGCGGCCATCGCATCCCCGGCCACGTCGAAGGGCACCGCTCCGGGGGTGAGCACGGGTGCGGGAGCGCGAGACGCGGGGGCGGGCCCTACGCCCTGCGACCCGCCCGAGACGCCGTTGTCGGGTCCGCCCTGCCCGAGTGCGGGGAAGGTCGGCACATCCCCAGGGACGCCATCGACGGTGGGCGGGCCCTTCGCGGTAATGTCCCCCGGCGCCACCTCGTGCAAGCCCCCCGCGGGTGCGGCGGCGGACGGCACCGTATCCGCGCGGCGGAAGGGCACCGCGTAGCGGTCGGGGCCCCACCACAGCGCGAGGGATGCCGCGTCGAAGTCGAGCACGCCGGGGTACCGCTTTGCGAGAAGATCGGGGCGGATGTCCGTGCGCTCCGTGCCCTGCGGGACGTACGCCACCGTGACGTGCGGGGTGAACCCATACGCGCTCGCGGAGACGGCGCCCACCTCCGCGGCGGCTTCCGCGACACGGGCGCGGAGCGCGATGGCGTCCCGCGAGTCCACGCTGAGGTAGAGCGCATCGACGGGGGTGCCGTCGAACGGATGCGTGTCGGCGCCGAGGAAGCGCCCGACGCCCGTGATGCGCAGCGCGGGGGCGGTGCTCTCGCTTGCGATGCGCCGCACGAGGGCCTGCAACGCCGGGCCGCGCCCGTCGGGCTGCTCTGCGCGGGGCCCGAGGTAGAGGAGCGTGACGTGCAAGTCGTCGGGGGGCAGCCCGTCCGACACGGCGAGGCGCCGCGCGTTCGCCCGCGGGAGGGTGAGCACGAGCGCGACCCCGGTGTGCTGTCGGGCGCGGTTGAGGCGCTCTGCGACCGAGAGCGCCGACGCGGGGTCCGTCCCGCCCGTGCCCTGCGCGTCCGGCGCCACCGTCGAGCGCCCCGCAGGCTGCGGCGGCGTGATGCCCCCGTCCGGGCCGTCCGTGTCCACACCGAGGGCGTCCGCCGCGGCGGCGCGGATGCGGTCCTGCATGACCGCCTCGGCGGCGTCGGGCAGGGCGTCCGTCACGGCCTGCGCAGCGTCCGTCGCGGGCGTCTCGACGAGGATGCCCGACGCGAGCCCGTCGTCGCGCGGCGCCTCCCCAGCCCCCGCGGGTGCGGTGGGCGTGACGTGCGCGTGCGCCCCGCGACGGCGCGGGGGTGCCTTGCCGCCTGCGGGATAGTCGCGTCGCGCGGCCTCGCTCTCGGCGCGGTTGACGGCGCCACCCGTCGACTCTCCTGGGGTGGACGCCGCGTCCGCCGCGTCTTGCATGTCCGCTTCGGCGTCGTCACCGTAAGGCACCTGCACCGGGGGTCCGAGCACGTTGCCGCCGCGCCACTCGTCGTCGGTGACGCCCGTGGTGCCGGGAGGGAGCGCGATGGCGAGGCGTGCTTCGCGCTCGCGGAACGTCGTCGCGTCCGGGGTCATGGACTGCGGGATGAGGCGCGGGCGCAGGGAGGCGTCCACCTCGGAGCTCAGGGGGTCGAGCACCTGTGTGTCGTCGGTCGGCGGGATGGGCACGAGTAGCGCCGCCCCAGCGCCCGCGATCTCTGGTCCCGAGAGCACCCGCGCCTCGTGTGCCGCGTCGGCGCGCTCCATGCGCTCCACCATCGACTCAGCCCATACGCGCCCCGGATCGCCACCCCACAGCATGAACGCGACGTACCCCGGCGTGGGCGGGTTGGCCCACCCGTCGCGGCGGTCCACGGCGTGCCGCGCGTGCCACGCCCGCATCCGCACGAGCTTGTCTGGCGACACGTCCTCACCGCGGGCGAGACGCCGTGCCCACGCCACCGTGGCGGGGCGCAGCCCGTCGCCGCCGTGGCCTTGCTCGAACAGCTCGACGCCCCGCGCGAATGCCTCGCGCACGCCCTTCGGGGGCGCGAAGTCGAGGTCGGGGTACTGCGACGCACTCCGCAGGGCGAGGGCCTCACCCTCGGAGGCGTCGAACTCCACATCGGGGATATCCACGTCGACAACGCCCACGGGGGTGGTGCCCGCGGGCTGCACCGGTGGGGTGGCGCTCGACGCGGTGACGGGGCGCTCCGCGGGGGTACGGGTGCGGGAGCGAGTGCGGAGGGTCGGCATCGGGGGTCTCCGAGAGCGTGGGGGCTACCCGTAGAAGCGGCGCGGCGGGGGGCGCGTAGCGGGGGCCTGCGGGGGCGCGTGAGACTCGGACGGGGGTACGGGCGCCTCCGGGGCGCTGCGGGCCCGCACGGGGGCGCCACGGGCCCCGAGGGGGTCGGTCTGCATCTGCCCGTCGAGGGGGTCTGTCACGGGCACCGGGTCCGCGTCCGGGTCCGCGAGGCCGATGCCGTCCACGCCGTCGCCCCCGGAGGGTGTCTGCGCGGCGGGCGGGGTGGGCGCCACCGCAGCCTCCGCGACACGCTCGGCGGCGTCCGCGAGGGCGCCTGTGTCCGTCGGGACGATCCCGTCCGTCGTCACCCCAGGGGGCGTCGGAGTGCCGGGCGTGCGGGGGTTGCCCGGGACGCCCTGCGCGTACCCCGCGTCGTGTGCGGGTGCCGTGCCCGCGTAGTCGTCGGCGTCCGCCGCGTCCACGATGGTGACGGGCGCTGCGGAGGTGGGCGCGGGGCTGCCGTCCGCGCGGGGCTCGCCGGTAGCGTTGTCCGCCACCGAGGGCAGCTTGCGCTCGACGGACGCGCCCATAAGGGCCTCGCCCGCGACGGGATCGGGGATGCCGAACTGATTGCGCACCCAGCCCTCGCCCACCGACAGCCCGGCCTTGACGAGCTTGACCACGCGGTCCGCGAGGGCGTCTTGCGACTCCTGCGGGTCCACCACGAAGCGAATCTCAGGCACCGGGACGTGCGGCCCGAAGTTGTACTTGACGAGCGGGGCGAGAAGCGCCGACCGCAGCGTCTCCGAGAGGCTGTTCGCGTCGTACCGCGCGATCATGCGCGCTTCGTCCGCGTGTACATCCCCGAGGCTGCGCGCCCCGCGCGACCCCGACTCCATCGTGAGCGTGCCGCCGAGCACGCACTTGCTCATCTCGGCGTTGAACATCTCGACGAGCGGCGTGTGGATCGTGTTGCCTGTGACCGGGGGCAGGAGCTTCACGTCGATGTCGTCGGGGTACACGAGGCCGACGGACGCGTTCCAGTTGTTCAGCAGGTTGACGATGTACTGCACATCCTCATCCGGCGTGCGCGACGACTGCGCGCCGGGGGCGTCCTTACGCCCCGACTGAAACTGCGCGAGGCGTGCAAGGCGCCCCGCCATCTCCGCGAGGCCCATCGCGTCGCGCACCACCCAGCGCTTGAACATCGCCCACCACGCGAGCGTGCGCCCGAGGCCCTCGCGGGTGTAGAAGCCGCCGCGGATGCGCGGCGTGTGGACGATGAAGCGCCCCGGCACGGCGTCCTGCACCGCGATGCCGGGGTACGCCCCGAAGGGGAACGGAGGCATGTTCGACCACAGCCGGAGGTTCCACCCCGCGTCGTACTGGATCATGCGCGGGTGGACGGGGTAGAGCCGCGACGGGATGAGGTAGCCGCCCTGCCGCTCCCACACGACCTCGACGACGGCGCGCCCGTAATACACCGCGCCCATGAGGTCTGCGAAGCGATCCGGCAACGCCGGGAGGGCGCGCAGCACCGAGGCGCACAGCTCCCGCGCCTCGCGGGCCACGTCGGGCTCCTGCCCCGCCTCGTACGCGCGGGACGGGCGCACCTCCCATTCGGCGCCCGCGACCACCCATTCACGCTTGGCGAGGGTGGCTTGGACGTGCGGGTCCGTCTCGCGCACCTCGTCGAGAAGGTCCGCGAGGGGGAACATGGTCCCGAGGTCCGCGCTCTTGATCGCAGCCGTCAACGCGAGCGGCGTGAGGGACGAACCCCAGCGTTGCTGGTACGCACCGTTGAGGCTGTTCGGGGCGAGGTAGCTCCGCGGCGCGTGAGTGGTCTGCACCATCCCACCGGGGGAGGGGCCGGGGCCCCACGCGGCACCGAGCACGGGCGTACCGCCGACCTGCGCCGGGGTGGTCAGGGCGCTCGCCGGGGGCTGCGCGGAGGGGGCGGACGGGTCCACGGCGCGACCCTATCACGCAGCCCCGCAAACGGCGGGGTGCGGGGCGCAGCGCGTGGGCGCGTCGAGGCTAGGACGGTGCGCGCGGCGTGTGGTGTGCCAACCCGTGCGCCCGCCCACGTGTCACCCCCCGCGTCACCCCCACACGTCGCGCCGTGGTGCCCCCTCGGCGCTCCCGACCGCCGCCGTGAGCACGGCGCGCACGGCATCCTCGACACCCGTAGCGTCCATGCTGTCCGCGCTGCCCGCGGCGTGCATGGCGAAGAGCGACGCCGCCATCACGTCGGGCGTGTGCCGCGCCGGGACGTAGTAGAGGAGCGCGTTGACCCACGCGGACACCTCCGCGTCGAGCTCGCCCCCCGCCCCCATCGGGATCACCCAGCGGCCCTGCGCGAACTCCGCGGCGAGCTGCTCCGCTTGGAAGTCGAGCGGGGGCTGCGACGTGCCCGTGGAGTACGCGACGGTCTTGACCCGCGCGATCTCCGCGAACTGCCGCATCCAATCCTGCGCGGCGACGTTTTCGATGCACGCGATGGAGCCCCACGCCTGCGTCACCCGCACGATGCGCCGGAGAATCTCCGCGGCGTTCCATCGCCCCGTCTGAATGTCCACCACCTCGCGCGTCCCGTCGGGCCACACCGCGAGGGTCACGAGCGCCGTGCGGTCAGCCTTCTTGCGCTGCGAGACGGCGAGGTCCACGCCCGTGTAGAACCGGCACGCGCGGCGCACATGGTCCGCGATGCCGGGGCGCCAGTGCGCGCGGTCGGGCCCGATGACGAGGCCGCGCCCACGCTCCATCGCGCGTTCGATGTCCCGGCGAGCGAAGCGGGCATCCTCGTCTGCGCGGGCTTTGCAGAGGTACGCCCGCGCAAACTCCGTCGGGGGCATCCCGCGGCGCTTCTTGTCGATGCGGCTGCGCGGCCAGCGCGCGGGCCATGAGAGCGCCCCCGTGCGCTCGTCGAGCACCGGGAAGCGGCGCGACGCCCAGCCGTCCGTGGCGGCGAGGCGGTGCATGGCGTCCGCGGGGTGCCACGCGTTGCCGATGATGTAGACCAGTGCGTCCGCCGTGAGACGCCCTTCGATCACGCCGAAGAACCAGTCCACGGTTTGCTGCCGGAGGTACGGCGTGCGCGTGGACTCCATGTCGATGATGTCGTCCCCGATGAACACGTCCACGCGGCTGCCGAGCGTCGTGGTGCCCACGCCCATCGCGCGGACGGAGGGGTCCGTCGCGTACCCCGCGCCTTGGATGCGGAGCGCGTCGAGGCGCCACAGCGGCCCCTTGCGCAGCGCCGGGAACACCGCGTGAAGGTCGTCGGAGTTCTCGATGTACGCGGCGATGCTGGTGACGATGTACGCGGCGCGCGTGGCCACCTTGGACGCGATGACGATGCGGAGCGTGGGGTCGTGCCCGAGCATGAACAGCACGCGGGCGATCACCACCGATTGCGTCTTGCCCGCCTCGACGTGGCCCCACACGACGGCGCGGGGGTGCTTGAGCTCTCCCGTGGGGGTGCGGGCGTCGAGGAAGCCGTGCATGGCGCGGTGGACGGGCGCTTGCTCGACGCGCTTGCCGGTGCGTTCGTCCCGCAGCACGAGGGCCGCGAACACGTTGATGTCCTCACGGGCCACCGTGACGAGGGCCTCGCGGGACGTGGCCAGGAGCGCCGACAGCTCCGCGTCGGAGAGCACCGAGACGTCCCGGCGCGACGCGACGAGCGCCCGGAGCTCCCGCACCGAGAGCGTAGCTCCCGCGGGCGCCTGCGGGCTCGCGGGGGTCGGCGGCAGGGTGCCGATGATGCTGTTGTGCAGGGATGCGGGACCGAACACGCGACAAGGGTAGCGCGCCGCGCGACAACCGCGCAGTCGCGTGCGCTACCGCAGGTCGGTGGCGTCGAGCGTGTAGCTCGGGTGCAGCGCGTGGTGGGCGGGCTCCTCCGCGAAGAGGTCGACGTACGCGCGGAGGTGGGCGAACTCGGGGTCGGACAGGATGCGCTCCCGCAGGGCTTGCAACGCCGTGTACTCCACCTGCCGGACGCGCTCCCGGGTGCGGTCCACTGCCGTGCCCGTGAGCTCAAGCGTGGCCCCGTCGGAGGCCGCTACCACGTCGAGGGCGCAGGAGAACACCATCGCGCCGGGGGCGTAGGTGGGGTCATCCATCTCGGCCTGCGTGAGCGTCCCGCGGAGGTACGCCATCGCGCGGCCCGCGTCGAGGATGGCGGCGCCGCGCACGAGCCGGTCGATCAGGTCATCTTCGTCCTGCGACCCCGCGAGATGGTAGCGCCCCGTCGTGGAGTCGTAGTGGTGCGCGAGGTGGTGCTTGCACCCGACGTAGGGGCAGGGGCGCACTGCGTTGACCCCATCCGGGCCTGCGTCCGCGGGGCGCTGCACCACGCTCCCATCCTCGCGCATCACCGGGAGGTAGCGCGGGGGCTTGCCCACGTCCTCACCCATGCGCAGGGCGAAGCGCGCGTCCGCCGCCCAGCGCTGCACCGCGGTGAGGCAGTCGCCGCGCGTCCGGGGGACGGGCACGCCGTCGAGCGTGGGGCGCTCCGGGTACTGCGGCACCACGCCTTCGGGGAGGCGTACGAGGGGGTTCTCGCCGGGGGTGGTGTTGCACGCGGAGCGGCGCGGGAGGCGTTGCCGCTTGCCCGTCGTAGTGTCCACGTCCCCGGCGCGCTGCGCCTTGATGCGCTCCCGGCGCTCCGCGCGGAGGGCGCGCACCTCGGGGGTGTTGGCGGCTGGGGGCCGGATCGGGTCGTCAGCGGCGTAGAGGGGGCGTGACACGGTGGGCGCCCCCGAGGGTACATCCCCCGCGGTCAACACACGAAACCCGAACACGTCGGGGTCGAGCGCGGACTGAATCGCGGGGGGCATCTCCCGCAGGTGCATCCGCGGCCCGACCCGCGCCGGGATGGCGTACCGCAGGGCGTTGGCGTAGCGGGTGGCGACGGTCGGTGGAGTCACGGACAGCGCGACGGCGTGTGCCGCCCGCGCGGGTGCTGCGTGGTAGGGCGCGTGCGGCGCGTTGGACGCTGGGGGCATACCCCCACGTTATCCCGCGGGGGTTGGATGCGGCCACCAGCACGCGTGGCAGCGCGCCTCGTAGGTATCCGCGGCGCCGATGACCACCCGCGCCGTTGCGTCGTGCGAGTCGCCGTCGCGGAGGATGCGCTGCGTGCGGTGCGCGTCGGCGCCGCAGCGCACACAGACGGCCTGCACCTTCGTCACCTCATCCGCGAGGGCGAGGGCGGCGGCCATGCTCTCGAACGGCTCGCCGCGGTAGTCGAGGTCAAGCCCCGCGACCACGACGCGGCACCCCCGACGGAGGAGCGCGCGGAGCCACCCCGTGAGCCAGCCCACGGGGAAGAACTGCGCTTCGTCCACGGCGACGAGCGCCACCGCGAGGCCCACGCGCGGCACGGGTGCGCCATCCTCGCCCTCCGGGTCTGCCCACACCGTCGTGACGTACCGCGCGAGGGCGGGGTCAACTCCCCTGCCCGTGTGCGTCGCCACATGGGGCGTACGGGTATCCGTCGTGGGGCGCACGAGCAAGACGTTGCGGTGCGCCCGCGCGGTGCGCTCCACCGCGTCGAGTAGCTGCGAGGTCTTGCCCGCGAACATTGGGCCCGCGACCACCCGGAGGTGCGCGGCGCCCGCGTGGGCGGTGGGGGTGGTGGTGGGGTTGCTGGGGCGCGGCAGTGCGCTGCGCGTGGTGCGGGGGCGTGCGGGTGTGGTCATGGGGCGGCGGTGCGCTTGCGGGGGAGGTGCTCCCACACCCCGTCGAGGATGGCGACGAGCTCGCGCCAGGTGAACTCCACGACGGGCCCGATGTCGGTGGGCACCGTGCCGAGCCCGATGGGCGTGGAGCCCCCGTAGGGCCGCACGATGGGCCCGCGGCGCATCTCCCCACGCCCGACCGGATCAACGCGCGGGACGGGGTACCCGTGCCACCATCCCAGGAGGCGCTGCGCATCCCACGCGAAGAGGTACGCCGTGGGCTCCTGCCGGTCGCGCTTGAGCACCCCGAGGGTGAGCGTGTCCGCGGTCCCGCTGCGGCGCACGTCCGCGAGGGCCTGCCGCATGAGGGCGGACGGCGCGATGGTGTTGTGGTGCTTCACCTCGACGTGAAGATCGAGGTCGCCCACCACCACGTCAGGCTCCTCCGCGCCGCCGCCCCGCGACTGCGCGAGGCCTCGACGCACGGGGCGGTCCCCGGGGGCGAGGGTGCGCCCCGCGAGGGACTCGTGCGCCGCGTAGATGGCCCCGAGCGTGTTGGCGACCACGCGCTCAAAGCTCTTGCCCTTGCGGACGGACGCGCCCGCCATCACCCAACCTCGGGGCGGAAGGCCGCGTCGAGGCCCTCACCCGCGGTTGGGGCGGGGGTGGTGGCGAGGGTGGGCGTACAGGTGATGGGCACCGGTCCGGGGGATGGCGCGGGGGTGCTGGACTCCACAGGGCGGATGCGCGTCACGCGCGGCCCGAGAATGGGCGTGAGCATCCCGCGCAGCGTCTCCGCGGTGTCCACGTCGAGCGAGAGCGCGATGACGCCGAACTCCCGCAGGGCCTCGGAGGCGGCGCGGTTGTCGCCCGCCTGCGCGGCGTCCATCGCCCGCGTCGCCCAGTGCCGCGCCACCGCCGCGGGGGTGTCCTCGACAACCCGGAGGGTGAGGGCGTGCGGGTCGATGACCGCGGGCTCGATCACGACGAGGCGCCGCGAGAAGCGCAGCACGTCGTCGCGGGTGAGGGTGATGCCGCCATGCCGCTCCGCGACGGCGGCGAGGAAGGCGCCCGCGATGTCCGTCCCTGCGGGGAGCGGCTGCGGGTCGGTGGGGTTGGGACCGGGGGAAAGGGGGTGTCGGCGCATGGCGAGGTATTACCGCAGCACCGCGTAGTGCCCCGCGCGGACTACGCGGGCGGGCGGGCTACCCGCGGCGGGGGCGCACCGGGGGCAGGAGCAACCCGAGCGGGAGGCCCTGCGTCGGCGCGGGGCGACCGGTGTACGCGAGGAACAGCGCCGCGACGGGGTGCAACCCCCGCGGGCCGATGCTCGGGAGGGGTGCGTGGGCGCGCCACCCGTCGCCCCGCGTCCACGCGGAGTCGTCGGCGTTGCTACTGAGGGCCCGCGCCTCGTGCGCGTCCGGGGTGCCGAGCGTCGAGAGGAGCGCCCCGAGGATGCGCGCGTAGAGCCCCGCGTCCGTCTGCGCGGCGACGAGGAACCGCGCCACGTCCGCGGCGAGCGGGTCCGGGGGTGCGTCTGCCGCATCCTCCGCAGCACCGTCCGGGGTACCACCCGCGGACGTGCCCCACACCGGGGTGGAGTCTGGGTAGGGGGTGCGCAGAAGCGCCGCGCCGTCGAGGGCCCGCGCCGTCAGGACGGCCCACGCGGGGCCGAAGGGCTCGGGTAGGACGCGACACACGCCCGACGCGGACGCGGCCCCTGCCGCCCCCGTAGCGTGCGACGCTGCCCCATCCTCGGCGCGGACCACGTACGCGAGCGCGGCTTCGACGCCGACCGCCTCCCCGACCTCCATCCACACGTCGGCGCACGCGATGAACCCCCGCCGCGCCATGCGCGCCACCGTCGCGGCGGCGAGGGCGTGCCCCGCGGGCCACGGCAGCACCACCCCGTCCACAGGGCAGCCCTCGGCGGGGGAGGGCGCGAGGGGCGCGGTGATGGGCCCGAGCATCTCCCCAGGGAGGCCGTCCGGGGTAGCGGCGGCGCGAAGCGGGTACCGGGGGTCCATGCTCCCGAGTGTACCCGCCGACGTGGGGGCCGCAGCATCCCCGCGGGGTGTGGTGGGCGCCGTCACCGCAGCCGCATCCGTCGGCACGGCACCGCGGGACGCACGGGCAGCTCCGCGTTGGCAGCCTCGCACCACGCCACGGCGGCGCGGAACCCCGCGCGTGTGACCGGCCATGCGAGCGGCGCCCCGTCGGGCGTGCGAGCGCCGTACACGCTATGCCCCGCGCGCTCGTGCCACCGCGTCTGACACGCTTCAAGCCGCACGTACGGGGAGCGCAGCGCGGGGTACCAGCGCCCGCCGTAGTCGGTGCCTGGATCGAAGCCGTGCGCGGACAGCCACGTCTCGATGGCCTCCGCGATGATTGGCTGAAACCGCTGCGCGATCGTGTCCGCCCGAAGCACATAGCGGTAGTCGCGCTTGGACACGCGATCTGCGTACATCGGCGGACGCCGGGGTGCGTGCCCGCGGCGGATCACGACGCCACCCCCGAGGGCAGAAGCCCCGCGGCGCGTAGCGCGGGGTGCATGGGTGGGGGCGTGCTGGGTGTCTTGCGCTGCTGTGCCATGCCCGGGATTACGGGGCGCACCGCCCCTGCCGCGCGCACCCGGGGCAGTGCCACCCGCGCCCTCGACACACACCCGCACCCAACGCGTCCACCGCGGGAGCACCACCGGGGATGTGGGGTCGCACAACACCCTCGTGCTGCCACGCCACGGGCCCGTGCGGGGCCGCTTCGCACCCGTCGGGTGTGTCGGCCCGTACCCCACCCCTCCGCGCCCTCACAGCCCG